TTGCTTTTGGCATAGTGTGTTCACTTTTAACTTTCAAAAACTTATACACATCCTTAGAACAAAATAGCGCCCATTGAGACAAAACTGATTCGTTCAAGCCTACCAGTTCACGACCTTCTGAGAATAGATATTTGTTCCATGTCAGTTCACCGTTCACAACCTCATCAACTAAAGCTTTGATCTGATCAGCACATTGCTCCATGGCAATTTGTCCACGCTCGGTTTTTAGTTCTGCTGTAATAACTCTCTTGTCAAATTCAGCATGAACTTCTAACTCATCTTGTGCAATCTTTTGAACGGCTTTTCCAATAGGCCCAAACATACCTGTATCACAAATAGCAAACGTCACGGCAAAGCTGGACATAAACTGGATGCGCTCAAGACATAACAGTGCCACAAACACCATGAAAGCCTTATTATAGGTATCTTGATTGTTCTCAATCATACCCAGTGCATACATATGTGAGGCTTTGTGAGCTTCGCTAAACACCCTAGACACGCTGACCATACGCGACATAGCTTCTTCAACTTTTAGAACCTCAGAAATGATCACAGATGGATCATCAAAACTACTACGCACAATTTCAGAATACGTTGCAGAGTGTAGCACCTCGTTGTCTGAGATGCGTTGAATTGCAGCCCACAGTTCGGATGATGTAATAAACGGAGCCATCACAGGAGCAATGCTTCGAGAAGCCACACTATCTGCTTCCCATTGCCAAGCCAATGTTTTGATCATTATTTCATAGACGCTTTCGCTACAAGTCTTAAACTCTACGTTGCATGAACTATAATCAAACTCATTTTCATCCCAGTCAAGAGATTTTTGAGTTTTGTACATTTTCCAAATATCAGGGTAGTGTTTGTTGATTGTATCAAACAACCCTGATTCCTGACCCCCAAGCAAAAGCTTGGGTTTTTCGTAATCTGTTTTTTCTGTGTTAAAAACGTTTTTATCAATCGGCATTTATTTCTCTCTTTGTGTAAATTTGTTTATATTGTACAACCACCATCAGGGCCACAAGCTGGTTCGCCTGTGTCTAATTCAAAACCGTCACTGGTTTTGCTGTTTACGTAATATCGAGTCTTCATACCCATTTTAGTCATGTAAAAGTAATCAGTCAACATTTCTTTTGAACCAATCACTTCATCACCAATTAGCTTTCTATACAAATCCGCACTAATTCCTTGATCAGTAAATTTTTGTACAATCGCATAACAATCAATCAAATCTTTTGTTGGTATATCCCATACAATTTCATATTTCTTTGCAAGTTTTTCACCGTCTGGCGCACACCAATTAATAATAATGTTATTATCTGATTTAAGCATAGAAATGTCGCGCACAGGATACAACCCGTTCGTTGTTCCAGAAGCTTTAGAACTGGACTCACTAGGCATATGTGCAACCAACACTGAGTTACGAATACCACCATTGGTAATGACTTCGCGCCTCAATTCTTCCCAGTCATATTTTAATTCAGTCCCTACAATTCCATCAACATTTTTGTTGTATGTGTCGATAGGCAACCAACCTACAGGCCATTTCGTTTTGTGTATCCATGGCGCGTTACCAAGCTCTTTAGCCAATTGCAAACTTGCTTTGATCATGTAGTACATATGCTTTTCTGAGATTTCATGAATCTCTTTCTTGCCCTCAGTCGTGCTATAAAGCAATCCTTTCTTAGCCATGTGATGCGCTAAACCAATAATACCAACCCCAGCATTCAACCTACTCTTAGCGGTTACAGACAAGTGAGGTAGCTCATAATGCGTTCTATGAATGCATTTGTCAATCATAAGCAAAGAATAGTAACAGGCTTTTTCATAGTGTTCGTCATCTTTAATATGACCAACTACAACACCAGCCAAACTACACAGAGCAATTTCCCCTCGGCCATGATCTTCTGTAGAATACAAATCAGCCATGTTTTCATAACCCTGTGTTGGTAAGGATATTTCCGCACACAAGTTTGAACTAAAAATTCTATCATGAAATGGAGTATGTCTGTTCATTTCATCAGGCCAATGCAAATACGATCTACCCGTTTCATAAGCTTCATTTAATGATACTATCAAAGCTTTCCTAGCATTGATATACGTCTTTTTAAAACTATCATCAGCTTCATACTTTGCATATAGGGTAGCAAACAGTTCTTCGTTATCGCTATAAAATGCTTTGTACAAGTCTGGTGCTGTAAAGCTATTGAACAAAAAGACATCTTCTTTCTTAGCTACTTTTCTAGCATAGAATTTGTTTGTTCCTGCATTGTAATCCATACCTCGAATCTTTTTGTCTTCTGTTGACATTGGATTCTTTAGCTGTGAAATAACAGCCACTTCTGGATCAAACATAGAATAGTATGTTGTAGCAGCGCCACCCCTACCATTTTGTAGGTTGGCTTTGATAGCACCAACTAATGAACGATAATACGGGAGCTTTCCTTGATGTTCAATGGCACCGCCTCGAACGGGATCACCGACAGATCGAATTTGGTGGTGTGCGCCAATACCAGCACTCATATACGTCATGGTATATGCGATATGATCACCAACACCAATAGACTTAGCACTATCATTAACAGTATATAAACAACAACTGGCAAAGCCCCTCAGAGGTGTTCCAAGGTTGACATAGTTGGGGGTAGGGGCATTGATCACCTTGTTGGATAAAAGCTCATAAAATGCTTTTACGTCAGTCATACGCCGTTCTTTTGGCTGGTCTTCTGACAGAGCCATAGCCATACGCATATACACAAACTGTTGTGATTCATATTCTTCACCGGTAACTCGGTTCATCAAAGAATACTTTTCACGAATCTGTTTTAGTTCAAAGTGTGTAGCCTTCAAATCTTTGCTGTGATCAATCAACTTTTCGACTTGTGCATATTCTTCATCACTGTAGCCCAAATGTTCCATTATACCAATTTCTTGTAGTTTTCTATGAAGACTTAATACAGATGGAATATTATCATCGAATACGGTTTTATAGATTAAAGCACCATACAAACGACCAGCCATACGATTATATGACCAAGAATTATGTTCAAGGCATGTTTTAATAAGTCTTTGTTGTAATGTCTGAGAATTGCATTCTTTTGGTAGAGTATTGACAGTATACAAAACGACACTTGACCAATCGACTCTCGTTCCTAAAGTTCTTGCAGCCCACTCACCCCATTGATTTACTTTTGTTGGTGAAAATGGTTGTTTGGAACCATCTCGCTTGATAATTGTTTCTATCATTACTTTCCTCTTTGATTTTAAATGTTATTGCAGATTAAATAGTCTACAATAGCCGTGGAGTCTATCACGTCACCGATAGGCGACTCAACATTTTTTCGTGTATAATTCATGATGGTTTTTAAGTCTGTGTCAAACCGATCATCAAACGCTTCTAGCATGGCTTCTTTCTTAGAATTGCCTTTACCACAAAAGTGTTTTTTGATGGTGGTTGGTGCAGGTGTGGTGAACTCAATTCCAGCTTGCCATAACTTCTGTTTAAGAATGCCTGTATTTTCAGCTATTTCGAAAATTTTCCCTTTTGAGCCAAGGCTATAACCTTCTAAGGCAACTTGTTTTACGTTGAAATTTTGCAAAATAGCAAGCGCCCATTCACTAATATTGTCAAATCTTTCCATCTCAGATTCATAAGGAATATGTGACATTCCATAGATGTTTTTGTTGAAGACAGACTTATATTTAGTCTCAGAAGTATAGAAAAATACCTTTACATCATTGAAATTAACTATAGGCTTCATAGGATGAATTGCAATTGCTGGACATCGCACTGAAAAATCTATGCCAGCGACCATAGCAACCTTACTCATCGTCAGAACTCATATCAAGTTCGCCGCGCTGATCTTCTCCACCAATGTCATCACCACAGAACGGGCAATAACTAATTTCCGAATTCACACTCACTATAATGTATTGTTGATCACAGTTTGGACAAATAACTTCTTGTTTTAACATAAAAATCCCTTGTAGAAAATTGTTTAGATTGATTTCTACAAAGGATTTATGTTGTATTAAATCAGAGAATTTTTAAAAGACTGGTTGTACAATTACAATGGCTTTTATATCGTAAACCATATATTCCAATGATTCCAAAATAAAAGGTAGAATTTGATCCGTTGTGCAGCTATCAAAAATGATTTTAACTGGTTCTGCATTACACCCTCTAAACTTTTCAAATCTTTTAAAATCACTAATTGAAACCGCTGCATTAAAGCCCAAAATTCTATTGAATTCTGTAGCTGCATATTGATTACGACATACTACCAAAATTTCATCTTCTGATTGACTAACGTATTCTTTGATTGCTTCTGTGTGTCCACACTGGCGACCAAAACTAAAAATAGTTGCTTTCTCAAATGGACTTACATGATCATACTTATTGAAATGATCAGCCGAAATATCAACCATACCTTTCAATAGTTCTAACGTGTTATATGTTGTAACTGTTTCTACTAATTTCATATTAACCTCTATATGTAAAGGAAAAAAGGGGCCGTAGCCCCTCTTGTTAATCGCCGTTTGCTAGTCTTGCAAACTCACCCAACAAATCATCGTCATCGTCGTCAGCATCAGCAACCACTTCTTTCTTAGCTGGTTCTTTTTTCTCTTCTACTGGTTCAGATTTTTCATCATCTTTACCACTTGACTCTTTGTACTGCTCTCGGAAGTCCTCTTCTGCTTCCTTAGCGTGATCCTCAGAGGTTTTATCAAGCTTGTCGTAGTCTTCACCGGTCACTTGCTTAAACCGCGCTGCAAGCTCGTCAAACGGCTTCACAACGGCGAAACTAGAAAGATCATAGGTCTTTTCAAAGACTTCTTTCATCTTTTCTTCATCACCATCCATGAATTCAGCGACATTACCAAAGAACGATTCTTCATAGTTGGGTACAACCACTTTATTACCAGTCCGACCATCAGGAATTTCACGTCCCAATGCACGAATTTTCAGTGGTGCGCCACCCCATAGATCAAACGGATCAATTGCTTCGTCGTCTTCGAACTTTGGATTGATAGCCTTTTCGATAATTGCGAAGATTTGTGGCCCGCATTCCATGATCATTACTTGACCTTCGCAATCAGGATTGTTCTTGTCTTTTTCCACATAGACGTTAAAGAAATACTTTGTCTTGCGCTTTCGATTGCGCGAAACGTTCTGGTGCTTCTTTTTGTCTTCTTCATTATCAGCATTTTCACCCAACTGCCAATACAAACCGTTGGAGATACCTACAGGGTCTTTTTCGTCAAGAGTTGATCGAGAGTTTTCCCAGTAGAAATTACTACCAACATTGAAAGAATGGCTGAACTGGCGAACAAAGTTATCCCCTTCCTGTGCAGGAAGCAAACGAATAACTGCATTACCAATACCTTCTTTCTTGTCAAATCCCGGCTTATAGATACGTTCATCTTTTTTGCCGCCACTACCTTTGTTCATAGTCTCAAGCTTCTCTGCCATTGCCTTGAGGTTACTGCCTTTCTTTTTCTTTAGTGCATTGAAATTAGTCATTAATTATTCCTAAAAGTGTTTTAATAATTTATTTTGTCCAAATTTTTTCATTTCATCCATGTCATGTAAACGAGAGAAGTAGCAACGGCGATAAAATCCTGTAACTTGCCTATGCTTGTCAACCACTTCTTTCCATAGAAGCGGATCAGAACTGTGTGATTCTTCAAAGATGCTAGATATGTATGCATCAATAAACATCACTGTGTTTTTTGAAACCATTCCCTTATCATACCATACGTACAACAAAGGATGTAAGTGAAATTCTCCACCATTGAATAAGTCTTTGTAACCACAACCAGTGGATTCTATCATCTCATTGATGCTGTAGAGATCGTCATCGAATTCTACATCAAACATATTTATTCTGTCAAGACATTTCTTATAATGTTTGTACCACATCTGAGGAATAAATTTCTTATACCCATCTTCCATATTAACAAAAAAGAAAGTTTCAAGCTCATCAAAACCCACACGCTTTTCTATACCTGCGTGTTTATACACGTTTGACTTGTTCTTTTTGAAAGTTTCAAGCTTTACACTGGTCTTACCATTGTACTTGAAATAATCATAATTGATCTTATCATTAAAGTGCATCACGATGGCAAGGTATTTTTGATAAGCTGTGAATCCGATCATCTGATTAGTCCTCGTGTTGATGGTGCAGATAAGTACCAAGTCTAAATTTCTCAAGCTTTAAAAACATTTTTGTTACTATTTTTGAGAAACTAACTTCATCTTTTTGTGTTAGTAGACATATAACAGCTTTTACATCCCCAAGCTCGTGTTCCAAAGATTCTTTATTTGTTATTCCCGTTTCTGGGTGTTTGCTATCATACCCATGTCTAAGAATTTTTCCTACAGCTTGTTGTGCTTCGCCCAATTCCTCGGATAAAATATACAACCGTTCTAATTGTGCGTCACTGAGTTGATTAAATGCCATTATAGTCTCTCATCCATACTTATATAATGTTGAAGATTACCAATAGCATCATACAATGCATTGTGTGGAACCTCTGATAACCCGTTAAGCCTGCGATCTATGGTAAACGTCATCACGTTTGGTGTGTTTATCATTGTCCCTGCACCAGTGATCATAAGCTTACATAGATGTTGAATGTCTTCTGGCCAATCTGCAACGATTTCGATATTTGTGTATTGCAAAAGATACCATTGCAATCTACTCTGAATAGTATCGTCATTTTCCCATAGGATAATGTTATCCAGTGGGTGTTTGTCAAGAAAAGGCATTACATTTTCACTAACCCATGGGTCAATATTCATAGCTTTTGTTTCGTTTCGAACACCATAGAATATACACCCATCTTCTGCGACCATACCGATACTGATCAGATCACCTTTAAATCCGTTAAACTCTGTGTCAAGAAATAATTTCATCAGAATAAGCTCTCCATAGAATGACCCTTGACAACTTTTAAGTCTACACCCTCACGTTCAATGGAGTCAATCAATTTTTTGTTTAAGAGTTTAGCTATGTCTTCTATTTCCTGATCAGTTTCATTTTCATAGAAATGAAGAATGGTTTCAATATAGCTATCAAACTCTAGGTCTTTTTTCATTTGTTCAAGATATAGACAGAAATCGTTTTTTGATCTAAACATCATTTATTTAAAACACCCCTTGAGTTGTTCCACAAGTTTTGCTACTCGCGGATAGTAATTTTTTAGTCCTTTGCTCATGTTGTTTCCTGAGTTATAGGATGCCACAACATGACTCCATTGCCCACCCCTACGGCTGTCCCAGTACAACAGTTCTTCAATAGCAAGGGCAATGGCTAGGTCATCATCAAAAACGATCTTAGACGCTGCTACAGAGCGCATGAAAGGTGTGTCTTTATATCCTAGTCTAGAAATTGCTGTCTTGATGTTAATCTGAGTCAATCCAAAATCTTTTGACTCTGGATTGACTCGATACAACCCACCTTGACTCTCCTTAATAATAATAGCTGCTAACGTGAGTCCATATCCATGATCAAGAGCCGCGTAATAACCTTTTGATACATTGTACCATTGTTGATTGGTCATTTTTTCTTGTGGTTCGCACGTTGATGCATTCGCCGTGTTTGTTAGAAACAAATGCCCCATAAGAACTACAACACTTGCGCCAATTAGAATTTTATCCTTTATTAACATAAGAAAATTCCCCAAATTCTTGCATTCTTAGTTTTAGTTGATCGACTGAATCAGAAGTAGCGTCACTATAACCACGAAGATACGTCCTGTAAAAAGCATTGTATAATTCTGATTCTTTTTCAGCATCAATGCTTTCAAAATTTTCAGACATAAAGTTATCAAAACCTTTCATTAGAATATTCCTATAGTTTGTAGTAGAGAGAATCTTTTTCGTCACGAGTTCCTTTGAAAATCTCAATCAGCTTTTCAAACTCACCCCTGTATTTGTCGATAGAGAATTTGAAAATATCTGAATTAGACAGTTCGTGATTGCCTACAATGATACACCCTTTTGTTGCCTTGAGTCCAAACATTTCTTCAACACAAATGGCGTAACCTGTAACCTGCAATACGTAGCAAAAATATTTTCTTCTAGCGTATTCTTTTTTAAAGTTAAATGCTCTACGGCTGTTCTTGTGGTCTATTATGTAGAGAACACCATCAATGTAAGCGATACAGTCAACACGACCAGAAAACCCGTATTTCTTGCTGTACAAGGGAATCTCAGTGGCTAGAACGGGGTTTATGGTGTCTAGTAGTGGCTTAACACGGTTGAACAACACCTTGCCCTTACCGTGTAGCTGAGAGCGTTCTATCTCATTCCGCAAATATCCCTCACTTAGATCATGAAGCGAGTTTCCACGAGCCGATGCTTCGTTCTTGATTTTCTCTGCTTCGTCAACACCAACCCGCTTGATCCATGCATCAATACCACCATCATCCAAAATTCCTAGAATGGTGGTCATGGATGGAAGATTCCCTACAGGCGTCTTGTAGAATCTCTTCCCCGTTTCCTCGTTTGTCACTGACTCCATTTCTTCAAAGTCAAGTGGTTCCCAGTCAAACCTTTTCCATGTGAATGGATCATTCTTCATAGGTACATCAATTCCCTGCTAAAATAAAAAATTGTAAGATATATTAAAAGAGAAAAGAAACCCGTTTTAATTAAGTTTTCATTTATAATTAATTTTAAAGGTTCTTTATTAAATATCTTTTCAATCGCACAGTATACAAAAAGACACAATACCCAATACAAAAGATAATCCAGAAACATAATCATAGTTCAATCTCGTAGTCACATTTTTTGTATTCGTATTTACCCAGAACAGTCAGAGGCATCATACTGAAAAACCCATCTTTCTCATCATCAAAAACGATGAAGCAGATACTAACATCACTTCTGCGAACAAAGATAGCAATGGAATCCTCAGAGTTCATTTTCTCTTTGTCGTTTTCAAAGATGTTCAGAAGATAATCGTAATGACGCTCAAACAGAAGTTCAAAGATTTCTTTGAAAGTTGCCTGATCAATTCCACGTTCCAGAACACGACCAAACAGGTGCGGCTTGTACTTTGTGAAGTATCGGATGTTGCGCTTTCGCGTTGAATCAAAGAACTGTTCATTTGTTGGATAGACGACAGTTCGCATTATGTGTGATTTGTATTCTAGTGGTGTCATTTTTTAAATCTCCGATTTTTACAAGTTTTTTGATTCTGTCTGCATTCTCTGTAAGGCTGTGCTTCAATACATGATCTTCTGCCCTAAAGACAATTTCATCATCCCAATTATCCTTAAAAATTTCTACATCCCACTTATCCTTAAAAATTTCTACAATTGACCACTTTCCATCAAAGTTAATGTTCACTGGTTCCCAATAGAGTTTGTACCGACCAAATGCAATATCTTCAACATTCTCAAATTCTGTTACGGTTTCAACGATGATACACATTTTAAATATATCCTTAGTTGGCACATAAAAATGGAGCCACGATGGTGAATCGAACACCTCACTTCCATCCTACTGTTTAAGTACCAGCTTAGAAGGCTGGTGTAGGGAATCGCGGCATTTATATCTTATACTACCACACCACTATACACGATTGCAAATGAAATCATATACAAAATTGGCATAACTACAGCTACAAAAAACGAATTTGGATTGAAATCTAGATCAACACTATCTCGCTTTGCTGCCTTGAATGTTGAAATCGTAGAAATCACACCAACAATAACCATGATACTAGAAAGCAATAAACAAAACAACAAAACAACTTGAAAAAACATATCTACACTATTCATAATTCATTCCTTATCCTATTACAGTTTTTTGCCATTGGTCAAGAGCTTTCACAATTGAATCACTACTTGGTCTTTCAACAACTTCAAATTCAACACCAAGCGCGTCTAGTTCGAATGTTGTTTCTTTTATACACCAACGATCAGCAAATTCTCCCGTTGGTTTAATACTGACTACCTTACTTATACCGTTTTGTGCCAGTACATGTGAGCAGTGTAAACATGGTGGGTGAGAAATATAAGCCGTACCACCACGAACCTCTTTTGTAGCGTTGTAGATAGCGTTTTCTTCGGCGTGAAGAACACGCTTGTACTTCTCCACCCTATCCCCAAAAGTCGCCTCATCATGCTGGTAAGTCCTAGCAAAGCCATTCGTACCAAACCCTATGGGTCTGTTGAGTGAGTCTGTGATAACACAACCAACTTTGGTTGAAGGGTCTTTTGAGAATGTGGCATAGAATAATGCGAAGCACAAAAACCGATCACGCCAAGTATCACTTGATGTTTTTTCACTCATACGTAATTCCATACAATGGTTCAATCACTTTGTTGAGTCGATTAATTTGATCATCCATCAATGCTGATACAATGGTATCAAGTGCGCTTTCTAAATTTATAATTTTATCTCTCAAATTTCTAAGCTCATCTTCTACTTGTTCGACATCTCTTTCAATTCCCATTTTAATATACATCCCGAGTAGTTGCGTATTTGCCTTTCTTCAAAACATAAAAGTCAAAGTAGAATGATTCAATGAACTTCATACTTTTCAAAGCATCAGAACTGATTCGATCTACGCCTTTCACAAAT